ACCGTGTCCATGACCATGCCCGCGAACGTGTCTATTGGAGGAGGAATGAAGCAGACGGTTTGGAAGCCGCAGGAGCGGCAGAGACAGTTCCAGGAACGGCCGGAATATGAAGCGCTTTACGGCGGCGCGGCGGGCGGCGGGAAAAGCGACGCGCTTCTTGCCGAAGCGGTTCGGCAGGCGCATATTCCGCATTACCGGGCGATTATTTTCCGCAAGACTTATCCGCAGCTTTCCGAGCTTATTGACCGCAGCGCGCAGCTTTACAAAAGCGCGTTCCCGGGGGCCAGATACAACCACACGGAGCATTACTGGGCGTTTCCTTCGGGGGCGAAGATATACTTTGGCTCCATGCAGCGGGAACAGGACAGAACGAATTATCAGGGGAAACGGTATGACTTTATTGCGTTTGACGAGCTGACGCATTTTACCTGGGCGGAGTACAGCTATATGATGAGCCGCAACCGCCCGGGCGGGCCGGGGACGCGGGTTTATATCCGCTCTACCACAAACCCGGGCGGCATTGGGCACGGATGGGTGAAAGACCGCTTTATTACAGCGGCGCCGCCCATGACGCCGATTTTGGGGACCTATGAAATTATTACGCCGGAGGGAAAAACAACGCTGAAAAGAAAGCGGATTTTTGTTCCGGCGACTGTGTTTGACAACCAGAAGCTTCTTGGCAATGATCCGAATTATTTAGCAAACCTTGCCATGCTCCCCGAAGCGGAGAAGCAGGCGCTTTTATACGGATCGTGGGACAGCTTTGACGGGCAGGTATTCCGGGAATGGCGCAACGATCCGGCGCATTACGGCGACGGGCAGTTTACGCACGTGATTGCGCCGTTTTCCGTTCCCAAATTCTGGACGCGGTACCGGGGGTTTGACTTTGGGTATTCGAGGCCCTTTTCCGTGGGGTGGTATGCGGTTGACCCAGAGGGGAGGCTATACCGCATTGCGGAATATTACGGATGCACCGAAACACCGAACACGGGCATTCAGATGAACCCGGCGCAGATTGCCGGGGAGATCAGGCGGATTGAGAGCGAGGACCCGAACTTAAAGGGATGCCGGATATTCGGCGTGGCAGACCCGGCAATTTTTGACGAATCGAGAGGGGAATCCATTGCAGCGATGATGGAGCGCGGGCCGAACTTTATTTCCTTTGCCAGGGGCGACAATACGCGGATTGCGGGAAAGATGCAGTTCCACTGGCGGCTTGCGTTTGACAGCAGCAAAAAGCCCATGTTTTACGTTTTTGAAACGTGCAGACATTTTATCCGCACGATTCCCGCGCTTGTTTACGACACAAGGCGCACAGAGGACATTGACACAGCGCAGGAAGACCATATTTACGACGAATGCCGCTATGTGATGATGGCAAACCCGATTGCGCCGCGCGCGAACACAGCGCAAAAAGCGCCGCAATACGATCCGCTTGATTTATTAAGCGGCAGCCGCACAGACGACAAATACAAATATTTCAGGATTTAAAAGGAGGCGCACGTTTATGGCATTATTTGGCAGGAGCAGACGAAAGGATTTTGACGAGGCGGGGCGAAAGGAGCCGCAAAAGGAGTGCGGGGAGGAAAGGCCGGAGCAGGGGCGTAAAGAGCAGCCGCGGGAAGAGACAGGACGGACGGGAAAAATCGGCCGGGAGGAGATTGCCCGGGCGATGGGAATTCTTGAAAAATACAAGGCGGGAAAGAAAAACCTTGAGGCGCGGATTATCGAGAACGAGCAGTGGTACAAGCTTCGGCACTGGGAGCAGATGCGCATGAAAAAAACGCCGGGCGACCCGGAACCCGCTTCCGCATGGCTTTTGAACAGCATTATGAACAAACACGCGGACGCGATGGACAATTACCCCGAACCGGCGGTTTTGCCGCGGGAGGCTTCGGACAGGGCGGACGCGGAGATGCTTTCGGCCATTATGCCCGTGGTTCTCGAACAGAACGAATATGAGCAGACCTACAGCGACGGATGGTGGTATAAGCTCAAAACGGGGACAGGCGTTACAGGCGTATTCTGGGCGCCGGGCAAGCATGGCGGGCTGGGGGACATTGACATTCGCTGCCTTGACCTTCTCAATTTATTTTGGGAGCCGGGGATTACAGACATCCAGAAATCGCAGAATCTGTTCCACGTGGATTTGATGGACAGGGAGCTGCTTTGGCAAAAATACCCGTTTATGCGGAAAAAGACGGGGGAATCGACTTTGGACATTGCGCAGTATGTTTACGACGACACGGTTGACACAACGCAAAAGACAGCGGTAATCGACTGGTATTACAAGCGGGAGCAGGGGGGAAAAGAGGTTCTCCACTACTGCAAATTTTGCAGCGGGGAAGTTCTTTACGCTTCGGAGAACGACCCGGCCTATGCGCAGCGGGGATTTTATGACCACGGAAAATACCCGGTTATTTTCGACGTACTGTTCCCGGAGGAGGGAAGCCCGGCGGGATTTGGATATATTGACATCTGCAAATCGCCGCAGATGTACATCGACAAGATGAACCAGATTATTTTAAAGAACGCGGTTATGCAGCGGCCCCGGTTTTTTATCCGGGGAGACGGCGCGATCAACGAGGAGGAGTATGCGGACTGGTCAAAGGACTTTGTTCATTTTCAGGGGGCGGGCAACCCGCACGAAAGCATTATCCCCGTGGCTGTTCCGCCGGTGAGCGACCTTGTTTTAAGCATTCGCGCCATGAAAATAGACGAGCTGAAGGAGACGAGCGGAAACAGGGATTTTTCCCAGGGGGGAACGGTTTCGGGCGTTACCGCGGCAACGGCCATCGCCGCGTTGCAGGAGGCGGGGAGCAAGCTTTCGCGGGACATGCTCAAATCCAGCTATCGGGCGTTTGCAAAGGTCTGTTATTTCTGCATTGAGCTATCGCGCGATATGATTAAAAGCGCATACCGGGCGTTTGTGCAGGAATGCTATCTGATGATTGAGCTGATGCGGCAGTTTTACACGGAGGACAGGTGGTTCCGCATTGTTGGAGAGCAGGGAAGGGCCGAGTTTGTGCGCTTTAACGGCGCGCGGATTGCGGCAAAGGAACAGGGCGGAGATTTTGGCCTTGACATGGGATATCGGGTTCCGATTTTTGACATCAGGGTGAACGCGCAGAAGGCCAGCCCGTTTTCCACAGCAGCGCAGAACGAGCGGGCGAAGGAGCTTTACGGGATGGGATTTTTCCGCCCGGATTTGGCAGACCAGGCGCTTGCGGCGCTTGACATGATGCGCTTTGACGGGATTGAGGAAGTGCGCAGCAAAATTTCCGGCAATGGGACCATGTATGAGCAGATTCAGCAGATGCAGCAGCAGATGCAGCAGATGGCGGCGATGATGGACAGCCTTCGCGGGGCGGGGCCGGGAGCCATGCCCGGCGCGCAGGAGGGCGAAGAGAGAGCACCCGCCCAAAACAGCACAGGCAGCGGACACGGGAAGGCAGAGGGGTTTGCAGAGGAAACACCCATTACCGCGGCAAAGGCAAGGATGCGGGCCGCGAATATGGCGGGGCCCGGACAGGCATGACAACAGCGGAATTTACGTTTGGCAAAAACGGCGTGTTTCAGGCGCGGATTCAGGGGCACGCGGGGTACTGCGCCGGGGGGCCGGACATTGTTTGCGCGGGATGCTCGGCCCTTGCCTATGCGCTTTTGCAGCAGATGCGCGCCATGGAAGCCGGGGGCAGCCTTTTGGCGCTTACCGTATCCGAGGATTCGGCGAAAGGGGCGTTTTTTTTGCGGGTCCAAAGCAAAAAGCAAGCGCGGGCGCGGGTGTGCGCGGCGTTTGCGACAATCTGTGGCGGATATGCGCTTCTTGCGGCCAGGTATCCGGATTTTGTAAAATGTGTGCAGACAGGGGGAGAAAAGGGAAAAAGCCTTTGATAAGATAAAGCTGGCGCGGGGGAACATGACCGCGAAAGGCGCGCCCCCCCTGAACAGAACCGCCCGACCGGGCGCGGGAGTGAAAAGCCCGGCGCGGGGAACATGACCGCGAACAGCGGGAAGCCCCCAAGCGCGAACAGGAACGCCCGAATGGGCGCGCGCAGGTTTGGGGGAAGCAATGCGCCCGACGCGGGGAATATTACCACGAACAGCGGGAAGCCCCGCGCGCGAACAGGAACGCCTGACCAGGCGCGTGGCACTTCGGAAAGACGATGGATGACACTTCGGAAAGACGATGGAGGAGAAAAAATGGAAAAAACAAAATTAAACCTTTCTCTGTTTGGAGAGGAAGGCGGACAGGAAGGCGGACAGGCACAGGAGCCGGAAAACACCGAATATGGAAAGAAGGCAGAGCAGCCGGGGAAGGAGACGGAAACGACTGTTATAGCGGACAGCGAGCAGGCGCGGCGGCAGGAGTTTGAGCGGTTAATCAAAGAGGAGTATAAAGATTTATACGACGAACGGGCCCAGAAGATGATTGACGCGCGGTTTAAGCAGGTTCGCACGCTTGAGGAGCAGGCCGAAAAGACAAAGGAGCTTGAGCCGGTTCTTGAGATGCTTGCCCAGAAGTATGGCGTTGACAGCACGGACGCGCAGGCGCTTGCAAGAGCGATTGAGGAAGACGACAGCTACTATGAAGAAGAAGCGCTTGAAAAAGGGCTTACAGTTGAGCAGTTAAAGCACATGAAGCAGATTGAGCGGGAAAACGCGGCGTTTAAGCGCGCGGCGCAGGAGCAGCAACGGCGGGAGAACGCGGACCGGATTTATGCGCAGTGGCAGCAGCAGGCGAGCGAATGCCAGCGGTTTTACCCGCAGTTTGATTTGGCGGGGGAATGCGCGGCCGACACAGGAGAGCGCTTTTTGGACCTTTTAAAAAACGGGATTGACGTTCGCACTGCGTATGAGGTGATTCACAAAGACGAGCTTTTGAGCGGGGCCATGGCGCTTACCGCGCACACCATACAGGAAAAGACAGTCAACGACATCCGCGCGCGGGGCATGCGGCCGGCGGAAAACGGCGGAAGCGGAAGCAGCGCGGCGCGCATTGTCAAAAAAGACCCATCGACATTTACCAGAAAAGACCGGGAAGAAATTGCCCGGCGCGTATTGCGGGGGGAGAGGATTGAACTATAGCTTATCCCCGGAAAGGAAGGAAAAAAATGGAACTTTACACAAACATGAATTTAGCGTTGTTTGGGCCGACCCAGACAACGGAACTCAACACAGCCGGGAACGATTTGAGCCCGGAAATGAAAACCTATTATGCGGACAGGCTTGTTGACAGCGCGGAACCGAACCTGATCCACGATCAGTTTGGGGACAAATACCCCATTCCCAAAAACGGCGGAAAGACGATTGAATTCCGCAAATACAGCCCACTTGACAAAGCGCTTGCAACCCTTCCCGAAGGGGTTACGCCGAACGGGAACAAGTTGAACGTTTCCACGATTACCGCGACAGTTGACCAGTACGGCGATTACATTGAGATTTCCGACGTGCTTGATCTGACCGCGATTGACCGCAACCTGGAGCAGGCGACAAAGCTTTTGGGATCGCAGGCAGGGCGGACGCTTGACACGGTTACGCGGGAAGTGATTACAGCGGGGACAAACGTAATGTATGCGCCAAAGCTGTCGGGCGGAACCGAGACAGAGGTTTTGCACCGGTATGACCTTGACCAGACGGCGCTTCTTACCGTTGACCTTGTATTCCGTGCAGCGGCAAAGCTCCGCGAGATGAACGCGGTTCCCATTGACGATTATTTTGTGGGCATTGTTCACCCGAACGTGGCGTGCGACCTTATGACATCGGAAAAATGGATGGACGTTCACAAATACGCGACACCGGACAACATTTATAAAGGCGAGATCGGGCAGATCGGCGGCGTTCGCTTTGTTCAGTCCACAGAAGCCAAGATTTTTGGCACCAGCGTTGCAAACAGCGTAAACGCGGCGACATCGAGCGCGACTTCGTTTGTTTTGGCGCAAAAGCCTTCGGCAGCAGGGGAAGCATACCTTCAAAAGGCGGGGAACAAGCTTAAAATAGGCGGGACGGAGTATGAAATTGCGTCTTATGCAAAGGAGACACAGACGGTTACGCTTTCGGCAGCGGCTTCGCTTTCGGCCGGCGCGAAGGTTTATTCCACGGACGGCGGCGCGGAGGGAAATTCCGTCTATGCGACGATGTTCCTTGCAGCCAACGCTTACGGCGTTACGGACGTAACCGGCGGGGGGCTTTCGCACATTATTAAGCAGCTTGGGTCTTCGGGAAGCGCAGACCCCTTAAACCAGAGGGCGACAACCGGATGGAAGGCGCTCAAGACAGCGGAACGGCTGGTGGAAGAATATATGGTTCGGGTGGAGCATTGTTCGAGAACAAACCCGACGGCAGCGTCGAACTAGAAAAGAACAGGGGGAGGGAGCGAACCGCTCCCTTCTTTTCAAAAAACAAAGGGAGGAAACACACGAAATGGCAACAAAGACAAAGGCAAGACAGGACGACATGGTTAAGATTAAGCTGCACCGGGACAAAAACAGCGGCAAGGGGCTTTTTGTGAACGTGAACAACAGGCGGTATTTTATCCCGCGGGGAGAGGTTGTTGAAGTTCCGCTCTGTATTGCGGAAGTGATTGAAAATTCGGCAGCGCAGGACGAGCATACCGCGGCGATGATCGAGCGCATGACGCAGGGAGAAGAAGAATAGGAACAGGCAGGAGGAGGGGACCGACATGACGGTTAATGAGGCGATTACTGCCCTGAACAGCGTGAAACCCAACCAGTATGACGACGAGACCATGGTTGGATGGCTGTCTGATTTGGACGGAAGTTTATATGAGGACGTGGTCTGCTGGCACGAGGGCACAGAGGAGACACCCCACGGGCCATATTGCCCGGAGGAGGACATGCAGAAGGAATTTATGGTCCCCTAGCCGCACACTGATCTTTATTTGAAATACCTTTGCGCGCAGATCGATTATTACAACGGCGAGATCAGCCGGTACAACAACGCGATGATGATGTACAACGCGGCGCTGGCTTCGTTTGCGGACTGGTTCAACAGGACGCACACGCCAAAGCAGGAAAACAGGATTGAGGTGATCTAGCATGGGGTTTTTGCCCAGCCTTGGCGCAGTGAAGGCGAGCAGGGACATGACAGCGACGTTTGGCGGATATAACCACAACCCGGTGATTGCGGCAAACGAGTTTTACGACATGCGCAACATGAGTTCGGACGGGTGGCCGCTTCTTTGCCCAAGAGAGGCAAGGAGAAAAGTGCGCACGCTTGAAAAGCCGAACGGGCTTTGCGCAAACGAAAAGCTCGCCTGGGTGGACGGAACGGGGTTTTATTACGACGGACAAAAATATGGGACGGTGGCGGACAGCAAAAAGCAGTTTGTCAA